AGCAAAAGAAGATGAAATTGGGGAAGCTGGATTTGATGAAAAAACCAGTGTTACTGAAATGATCAGACTTGTTGAAGAGGGTGAAAAATCTAAGATTGTTGTATGTAGTAAAGCATTAAAAGGAATAGATGCCACTTCCAAAGATTTTGATAAAATGAGTAAGCTGTATGATGAAATTGAAGCTGAGACAAAAGCAATGGCTTTAATAAGTATAGTAGATGCCAAAAATGAAAGTGAATATGTAGCTGAACTTGATAAAGTGAAGAATCATTTGGAGAGTGATAAATGGCTGGCAGGAGTAAAGGCTGAAGCAAAAGTTACTACCTTTAAAGATTTAAAAGATGCTTATGCAGTTGAGGAGCCTGTTTAAATGAGTCAGATGAGAAGATTTCTAATTGATTCCAGTTGTGTGCTCGCTGAAAGTCTTGGTGATCTACAATATCTTCGGGATAAATATATTATACAGGATAAACCCACAATAGTAAATGGCTTAAGTGGTAAGGCTATGAAATTTGGAGGACTTAGGGCAATTCGTATAGAGGACTTTCAATATTTATTTACGGGAGATTATCTCCCAATGTCTTTTTCATTTTTACTCAGAATAAATACATCTGGAGCAAGCAGGGTATTTTTAGATACTTCACTTGATGCAAGTAGTGATGATGCTAAAGGTTTTATGATTTTTACTTATCAGTCAGAAGATCTTGTTTTTGCTGCTGGTGATGGAACTTGGGGCCAAGTGCAATTTGATTCTAGTGCGAATTGTGTTCTTGATGTGTGGGCTAGATATATATTTACAATTGATGCAAGTAAAAATTATATAATTTATAAAGATGGTTTACCAAAAGATTCAGGAGTATTTGTTAGAGGAATTGATTTTGATGATGATATTGATGATTTGTATATAGGTCTTCGTGGAGACAATTGGCCTAATGATGATTCTTTTGATATGGATGAAGTTATTTTTTGGAATAGGGTGGTTTCTCCTGCTGAAGCTTTTGGTATTTCAACTGGAAAGGCTTTCTAATGGGATACATGGATAAACTAATTGCTTGGTATGATATGAGTACCATCAATCCTGTCAACCTGGCTCCCCGGAGTTATGGGACTAATAATGGAACTGGAGTTGGATTAGTAGCTGCTACAGATATTGTTCCTGGTATCGGTGGAGGAATGGCTACTAAATATGATGGTGCGGGTGAATATACGACTATTCCGGGTACAGGTTTACTTGATGTGCTTGCAGCGCCATTCAGTATTTTTACTTTTCTAAGAATGGATTCAGATTCAACCCGTTGGATAATTTCTAAGAATTTGGACGGTGCCGCAAATATGCAGTATGGGTTCTATTTTGATTCTGGCAATGATAAAATAATTACTTATCTTGAAGGTGCCGAAAGATGTTCTTCTCCAAATAATTCAGTAGAAATTGGTAGATGGCATTTAGTAGGGTTTGCGTGGGATGGGACAATTGTTACTCCATATATTGATATAGATCCTGGTACTACAGGAGCTTACTCTGGCTCTTTGACATCAAGACCGAATATGGCTATTGGACTTAGGGCTGGTTCCGCAAATACTCTTGGTGGCGCAGTTGATGAAATGATGTTTTTTGATGATGCCTTAACCCAACTTCAAGTAGCAGACCTAAATCACAGAATCAGAACAGGAAGGGTATAAAATGACCTGGAGATTAACTTCACCTAAATTTTTAAAAGGACATTGGCCTTTAAATGGAAATATTGAAGATGCTGTTGGTCCAAATAATGGAGCATGGGATGGAACAGCAGTTTATTCTGATGGCCCATTTGGAAAACAGATTGGAGGAGCTTTTACAGCTGCCCGGATTGATATAAGTGATAATGCTGCGCTTCGGGTTGCTCCCAAAATGAGCGTTTCTTGTTTTATGATTCCTTATCTTGGAGGTGGGGGTACTTTTCTGAGAGCTTTAGTTAAGGCAGATGATGCAGATAATTATTATGCTATTGCACATGCCGATGATACTGGTGAGATTCGGTTTACCGTAAAAAGGAACACGGTCACTTATGCTGCTCCAAAAGCATTTCTTTTGCCTGGCCCAAGTTATGTCACAATGAGTTTTGATGGGTCGGCAGTGATTGGATATGTCAATGGAGTTCTGGCTACTGGTGCAGAATCAAGTGTAGGAACATCTGGTGATACTGATTTGCAAATAGGTGGGGTTCCAATAGGTGGGGTTCCAGGTGGGCAGTTTGTAGGAAATGTTTGGGAAGTTAAAAAACATGATTGCGCTCTTACTTATGATGAGCATATAAAACTTTATAGAATGGCAAGAAGGGGAACATAATGCCAAACTTAATAAGAAAATCTCAACCATTTGATATTCTCCCTGATCTTGCTGATCCAACTCTTGTTGGAAGCTGGTTAAATAAAGCTGTACGGAATACTGGTAAAGATTATTCTGTCAAAGGAAATGATGGAATTCCAACTGATGTTGAGTGGGATGAGGTTGGTGGTATATTTAATGGAAGTTCAAGTATTCTTAATGTTGGCAGTGATTCATCTATAGATAATGTAGCTGCTTGGACTACTGAGGCTTGGATAAAACCAGATGGTTCAGGTGATGCTTATCAGATGATATTTTCTCAAAGTAGAAAATTTAGACGTGGTTTTATGTGGTATCAACATACTGATGAAATAATTCGTTGTTATATTGATATGAGTGGAACAGATGCCCAAGCACTTACTAATACTGGTGCAATTGTTCCTGGTATATTAAATTATGTTCTTGTTACCTTTGATACATTATTTAATCTTAGAATTTACATTAATGGTAAAGAAGTAAGTTATGATACCCAGACACAAGGGACTGGTTCTATTATTGGTTGGGCTGGTGATGATGTTAATATTGGTGGTAATAGTAATTTTTCTGAAGATTATTTTAAGGGTGGTATAGAAATAGTGAATTTTTATTCTGAAGCAAAGTCAGACAATTTTGCTGCAGAACGTTATAAAAAAGCTGTTCCAGATGATAGTTTAATATTCTCCACTGTTGGTGGGATAGATGATTTGAGCCGTTATAAAAGACCAATCACTCGGGGGGGTAGTGTTGTTCGGGGAGCCAATGAAATGAGTGGCTTTGATGGATCAACCGGTTATCTTTTGACTTCTGATTCTGATAGCCTTAAGGGGATGGCTCAACTTTGCGGAGTTGCTTGGATTTACCCTACTGCTTGGGGGAATGTAAGTAATGAGGAAAAAATATTATCCAAGAATAATGCAGTGTATGAGTGGGGGCTTGAGAGTAATAATGTTTGTGATATTTTCATTAACGGAAATAGAATTACAAGTGGACAGGTGGATGCGTATTTGAATCGTTGGCAGTGTGCCGGATTTTCATATGATTCTGTTTCAACGCAGACAATACTTTTTATGAATGGTGTTCCAGTAAAGAGTGACACTGGTACAGCTTCAGGGGTCATAGCTAGCACAGCAGACCCGTTAGTAATCGGGCAACGGTCAGAAGGTGGAGTATCAGCAACAGACCTTTATTGGAATGGGGCATTATCTCTTATTGATCTTTTTGCTAATGATTTAAAATCACCAGCTTGGTTTAAAGAATTTTATCTCAGAACAAGGAAATATTTCTAATGGCTGCAGCAACTGATAACACTAGAGTAGCAATTAGAGTAATGAAACAGAAAGCTGTTTGGTGGGAAAGTACTTCGCTAGGTGAATTCGGAAAACCTTCTTATACAACCCCTGTTGAGATTGATTGTCGTTGGGAAGATGTAGCTGAGGAATTTATAAATCCTAGTGGTGATCAGGAAATAAGTAGAGCAAAATTGATTGTTGATAGAGATGTAAAAGTAAAAGATAAATTAAAACTTGGTGAGCTTGATAGTAATATTGAAGATAATCCTAATGATAATGAAGATGTTTGGGAAATTCTTCAGTTTGGAAAAGTCCCGTATATTAAAGGAAATAAATATACCAGGGAGGTTTATCTATAATGGCTCACATGGTAAAAGTAACTGGTGTTAAAGCAATAAAGAAAGCTATGAAAAAAGCTAATACTTTACTTGGAGATGGCCAGCGCAAAGGACTTATAAAAGGTGGTTTGTATATCCAGAGAAAGAGTCAACAGGTTGTTCCCGTTGAATATGGTATATTAAAGAATTCAGCCGGGACGAAAGCTATTGGGCATGGATGGTATACGGATGTAATAGTCTATTATACGGCTTCCTACGCTGTATATGTGCACGAGAGAGTGGATCTGAGACATAAGCCAGGTAAATACGCTAAATTCTTAGAAAGGCCTGTAAGAGAGAATATGTCAAGGCTATTATTAATTATTTCTGGAGAGATGTCAAAACATATGAAGCGTGTTAGAAGTTTTAAGGGGAAGAGCTAAATGGATCATTCCCCAGCTTATATCATTTATAAATATTTAGTTGCTGAAGGATTAGTTACTGTTCCCACAGCTGGTGATGATTGGCCTATGTTTGTAGGAAATTTACCTGATGGGAATGATGTTAAAAATAATGCAACAGCTTGTTTAGATACTACTCCAGTAAAAGATGGCAGAGTAATGGAAGGCGAGACTATATTTCATGAAGGCTGTGAAATTTTACTTCGTTCTGTTGATTACAATCCAGGTTGGGCTAAAATGAAAGCCTTGAAAGATGCTTTAGATGCTGTGAATAGAAATACCATAACAATATTAACAAAAACTTATAGATTGGATAGTATTACTCTTGCTACGGGAATTACTTCGTTAGGCCAAGAGGAGAATAGTCCAAAGAGAAGAGAGATGTTTAGTTTGAATTTTCTTGTTACTTTAAAGGAGACATAACATGGCAAGAATTGATGATGGCCACGCAACCTTAATTGAGTTTGCGGAAGACAGTGATGTTCAGATGTGGGAAAAGGAAGTAACACCTCCGGGAATTTCCGGTGGTGGTGAAAATGATACTTCCACGATGCATAATACAGTTTGGAGAACGAAAAGTCCAAAGGGGCTCAAGTCTCTTTCTGAATCTTCATTTACTGCAGCATATGATCCCGCAGTATATGATGAGATTGTATCTATGTGTAATGTGAATCAGTTGATCACTATTACATTCCCGGATTCCAGTACAATAGCATTTTGGGGATGGATTGATGAGTTTACTCCAGGAGCAAATGTAGAAGGTGAGCAGCCTACTGCTGATGTTACTATTATATGCTCAAATCAGAATGGTTCTCAGGTTGAGACTGCTCCTGTTTATTCTGCTGCGCCTTAAGTTGTTTTATTTTATGTTGTTTTTGGCTGAACGTTTTTTATTTTTATTGGGAAGGAATTGATCTATGGCTGATGTATTGAAATTGTCATTGGAATTGAAAACTTTTGAATTGATTTTAGGTGATGAGAAATGTCTTTTGAAAGAATTGACTGGTAAAGACAGAAACAAATATCTTAATACCATGAAGTCAAGAGTAAAGGTTGGGGAAGAAGGAAAGAAGATTACGATAAATTCTTTTGATGGAATGCAATCGGATCTTTTAGGAAAGAGTTTGTTCCATGAATCAGGTGAAGCTTTTTCTGTTGAAGAAATTGAGAATATACCTTCATCTGCTCAGCAGACTTTATTTGAAGAAGCAGCAAAACTTTCGGGACTTGATGAGAAAAAAGATAAGGAAAAAGACGAAGACCCAAACGTTTAGAGGGTGAGGAGCTAGATTGGTTTAGATTAGCTTCACACCAAAATTGGTCTGTGGAAGAGGCTCAAGTAAAAGTCTCTTCCACAGGATTTTTAAAATGGATATGGTTTTTAGATTGGAAAGCAACAAGGGAGTTTAGACGGGAGGATTATTATATGGCTCATATCGCAGCAACGATAGAACGGGGTTATGTAAAACATCCAAAAAAAGTAAAACTTAAAAACCATTTATTGGATTTCAATCGTATTCAAGATAAATCCTCTAAGCCTCAACTTCAAAAGAAGAAAGGCCTTTCAAAAGAGCGTATGCAGAAGAGCAAAAGTTTTTGGAAAGGTTTAACAGGGTTGATCGGAAAGAAAAAGAAGACAAAGTTACCTAAGAAAGTAAAACAGAGTAAAGGATAATATATGGCTTTTTCTTTAAATCTTGGTAATTTAGAAGTTCATCTTTTAGGTGATAATAGTCACTTAGCCAAGACACTCCGTAGCACAGAAGCTATGTTAAAAAGGACAGAAGATAAAGCAAAGAAGTTTGGTAAAAGTATGACTAGAAATGTTACCCTTCCTCTTGCAGCTATGGGTTTAGCTGCTTCCAAAGCTATTGTTGATTTTGATAAAGCTATGACAGAGTCTTTAGCTATTATGAAAAACATAACACCACAAATACGTAAAGAAATGGAAGAGACTGCCATATCTATTTCTTCTCAAGGTGTAAAGTCAGCAGAAGAACTTGCCAGATCATATTTCTTTTTAGCTTCTGCTGGGTTTGATGCTAAACAATCTATAGCTGCTTTATCAACTGTAGAATCATTTGCTACAGCCGGAACATTTGATATGGCTTTAGCTACGGATTTATTAACAGACGCTCAATCAGCTTTAGGTTTGACTGTAAAAGATTCTGAACAGAATATGAAAAACATGGCTCGTATATCAGATGTGCTAGTAAAAGCTAATGTTTTAGCAAATGCTTCAGTAGAACAATTTTCAACTGCTCTTACTAGTAAAGCTGCAACAGCCATGAAGTCCTTTAATATAGAACTCGAAGAAGGAGTATCTATTTTAGCTGCTTATGCTGATCAGGGGATCAAGGCCCAATTAGCTGGTAGTATGTTTGATCGTATGTTAAGATTATTGCTTAAAAGTATAAATGATAATAAAGAGGTTTGGGACAAATTTAATATAAGAACAACTGATGCTATGGGAAATCTAGTTCCATTGGCTGATATAATTGAGGACTTGACTGAAAGAACAAAGGGTATGGGAGCGGCTCAGAAAACCGCTATGTTGGATATGCTTGGATTTGAAGCTCGAAGTCAGCAGGCAATTTTACCATTATTGGGATTATCTAATAAAATTCGTGATTATGAAAAAAATCTAAGGTCTGCAGGTGGAGTGACAGAAGATGTTGCAAATAAGATAAAAAAATCATTAAGCGCACAATTTAAAATTTTGTGGAATAATATTAAGAATGCTTCTATTGAATTGAGAAATGAGTTTAAGCCAATATTACTTGGTGTTTTAAGTCATATTCAAAAAGCAGTACAATGGTTTAGGGATTTAGATGTAAATACAAAAAAATGGATTGTTGCTTTGGCTGCAGTTGCTGCTATTTTAGGGCCATTAACTTTAGTTTTGTTTACATTTCTAAGTTTAGGAATTAAGATTCTTTCAATCTTAGTTGCTTTTGGACCAGCTATAATTGTATTTACTGTAATGGCAACAGCGATATGGGCTATTGTGGATGCTTTTACTAAAGCTGATTTGAAAATAATAAACTTTTTTAGAAATATCCGAATTGGAGGGACATCAGTAGGAGCATGGATGGATGCTCTTGGAACTTATATCTGGCAGACATGGGACTGGGCCATAAATAAATCTATATTGATTTGGGAAACTCTTTGGGTTTCTGTTAAAGAATTAGGAGCTAAAATAAAAAGA